TGTGATTTTTTCCATCTGGTACATACCCCGCCTCCCGCAATCCGGAAGCTCACAACAATAAAAAAGACCACCGGCACACACCGATGGTCCCTGACGCATGCTTACATCATCATGTCGCTGTCAGGTGTGGGGTCACCGCTATCTGAAGCACTCCCCTCTCCCGCGATGCCTTCCGGCTCCGGAGCTGCCGGTGCGCCCAGCAGTTCATCCAGAATGGCATCCACTTCTGCATCAAGACGCGCTTCCAGGTTATGGCGAAGTTTCTGTTTCAGTGCGCTCAGGACTTCTTCAGAGCGCAGGACGTCCTTCACTGCTTCAGCAGTGACCAGGGATGTAATTTCTGACATGGGATTTTCTCGTCGAAAGGTGTGATTAAGAAAGTTGCCGCTAAACGAGCGGCTCTTCGGGTTTGCTTCCGGCTGACTGACTGGCGCTGATTTTCTCAGCGGCCCTTTTGTCAATCTGTCTGCGCCAGAAGTCATGCATGGCCCGGTATCCACCCGAAAGGAGATACAGCACACAGACCACCGTACAGAAGTACAGCATTAACTGGTTCAGAAATGTCATAATTTCTTTCCGTTATTGTTGACAATAAGAACTGTTTTCATTTAAAAAAACAGAGTACGAAAGTATCGTTCCTTTATTTTTTCTCCATAGGTATTACCACCGCCAGTCCATTCCGGTAACTGGCGGCTTTTTTTATCATGCAGCGGCGTCCGCGTTATTCACTTCCACCGCAATGCTGTCTATCAGTACCGGGTAAGTCGCACTTTTGGTAATGTCTGTCACATGCAACTTATCCGCCGAAAATGCACTGACCGGTGACTGCGTCAGCGTGAACGGTGTGCCATCCTGACCATCAATAACCGGCGTCACCTGAAGGCTGTTATTCCCGGCAAAGCGGAAAGCCAGCGTATGCCATTCGTTATCAAATGCGCCAAAGCTTCCCAGTTTCAGGTTGTTTGTCGCCACTTTCGCATTGTGGTACATCACATTCAGGTCTTTTGCATCCGTCTGGATGTAGAACGCTGCCAGCAGGTTATTCCCCCCATCGCCGGTCAGGACAACGCCCTGTGGCAGTGACGATACCGGCCAGTAAAACGCCATAACATACTGGTTCGCCGCCAGCGCTCCCGAAGCCTTAAAGCGGCAGCGAATCTGTCCCCCTTTCTGTAACAGAGCCGCGCCGTTGCCCGCAGCGTACTCCAGTACCCAGCTGCTTTTACCGGCTTCCTTGGTCACCTTCACAGCCTTACCTCCGGTTCCCTCCGCATCGCTGACCACTTCTGCCCTGCCGCCACTGGCTGACCATCCCTGTACTTTCAGGCTTCCCTCTGACTCGCTGGCAAGGTAAGAGAGCAGTGTTGTGACGCCTGTGACTTCTGCACCGGAAGGCGATGACGGACGCACCTCTGATACTGTCGATGGTGCCCCCACGTTTAGCGCCACCCTTCCCGCATGGCGCAGAATCGCCGTTGCCAGACGGTCGGAAATAATCCCGCGGCGTGCCCATGAACTGAAATGGCTCGCCCTGTCCTGTGACGTCCAGGTGGCGGAGCTGTCACGCCATTTCGAACCGTAATATCCGATACCCGGAATGTCCGGGTCTTCTTCCGGTTTGTTCGTCGGCACATTCACCCCGTTCTCATCCGTCATGAACGGTACGAAATGGATATTCTTTTCCGTTTTGTTTTTATAGCTGCCGTACACCGTCTGGTACGTGGATTCGTTCTTCTGCTTCCAGAAATACGTCGTGTCCCCGCATATCCAGGGAACACCGCCAGCAGAGCCACCAACGCACTGACCTGCCATATCTGCCAGGTCTGCACGGAATTTATCAACCAGCGCACCAAACTGTGCTGCGTGATTTACCGGCGTACCGCCAAAATCAAATTCCCCCTGCATCCACACCACGGCAAACAGCACATTTTTCGGGTTCTTCTTCAGTGCTGCTTTTGTTCGACCGATAAGGTCCTTATACAGCGGCTTGTCCACACCCCAGCGGGTTGAATTCTCCGAGGCACCGCCAGCGTCACTGTATGTGCCATCGGCTCCGGTGGTGAACGCGGAACCACCACGACAGCACGGAACCAGCAGAATGCCCGCATTCGCCGGTATAAACGGCAGCAATTTTTTGGCAATATGCAGCCCCTGCCCCACGGTTCCGTACTGCCCCTTTGACAGTTCCGCTTTCGGATGGTTAAGACGGCTCATGTCCTGCACATCATGCAGACAATGGTCCGCCGGAATGATGTCGTTATATTTGCATGCTGCACCGCCCGGTGTCACCGTACTGCGGCGCGCCAGCTGCTTAATACGCGGGTCCGGGCGGTCATATGTCTCCGGCAACGGAAGACCTTCACCGTATGACATGCTATTGGACTGACCGGCAAGCGCAATCACATAGTAATATTCCGGCGCTGCTTCAGGCTTCGCTGAAACATGCGGGTGATTGCCTGACTCTGCAAGTGAGGGAAGCTCCCCCTCACTCACAACTGGCTGGATAAACTCTGCACCATAACCAGCTGTCGAAATCAGCGCACTACCATAAGGCTGCCACCCTTCCTTCAGTTTTTGAGTTATTCGTTCAGCAAGGTCTGACGGCGATGCCGCCCTGACCACATCGTAGTGTTTAAATGCCATGAATCCTCCCGGCCGGGATAATGTTCTGAGTCAGAAAAGGTACAGGCTGCCCTCCGGAAACACAGAAGCCACACAGAAAAACAGCCCGCAAAGATGAAATATGCCCTTACAGTTGCGCAAGGTGATTACTCTAAGGTATTATTCCCATCGTTAATTAATTGTTCATATTGTTTCTTCTTGCCAGCCGCTCTTCCCAGGAGCGGTTTTTTTTTGCATGTAAAAAGGCTCCTGCGATGAGGAGCCTGGATATATGCCTAATCTCTGAATACTGCATGGTGCCGGGTGCCTCCCGGTGAGTTCGGTCTGGTGCCACCAAACCCGCGTATTCTCGCTTACGATCATCAAAGAGATCATACCGTTCACCAGTCGCCCCTCCGCACAGGGGGATTCACCATGCAGAAATTTTCTAACACATCTATTATCAGACCGGCAACAACTGACTGAATTGAGATGTATTTAACATTTATGAATCTCCGCCTGCTATTTTCACTGAGCTATTCTGAGTCAACGAAAAATAACTTCGCTGAATCCCCCTCCATTATGACAGGCATTAGTTTTAATGGTTACAGTCATCCCCGTAATTTGCGCACTGAGAAGAAGAGACTGAAGATTCCATCTGTTGGTAAATAATTCTTTATCACCCACTTTAACTGTAAAGGTATCGTCATCATTATATTTTGTATACTCCACCTTTCCAGTTACACAATCAGGCGTCGCCAGCGCACTTGCTGAAAAAAATGAAAGCGATGCAGCTATTAATAATGTTTTTTTCATTTTACCCCCTCAACTGCTAATAGTTCTGCGCATCAGAATTGCCCCCAGAGTGGATGAATCCCACAATATTTTATTGTGCGTAATCCCACGGACTCTTCCATCTGCCGGACACATAGAAGGAAACTCATCAGATGCCATTCTGGCAACTCGCGATGCATGATGATGACAATTCAGTATTAATGCCACGCTTCCCAGAATTGCATTAATGCTTCCAAAAGAAATTCTTCCTACACGAACAGAGTCTTGTCCATGATAGTCAGGCAGGACACTACTCAACCTTCCCCAGTTCAATGTAAGATCAACATCTTCAGCAGTCATTACATAAGAACGCCCACTGAGATCATCCAGTGTTGTACGAAATCCCCTCTGTATTTGCCGAAAACGTAAAGCTTCAGCTGTCACAGTAACAAACCGTAACATCGCTCTTGCCACAGACTGCGTCAGTGAGGTTCCACTATGCGACATTAAATCCAGATAAGAAGTAGTCAACGAATGGCGATTTATCTGCATCCCCGTACGACTGATCCCTGCAACACGCTGTAACGTGGTATAGCTACTGTCACCAGACAATGTAACCGCTGTTGTACCTGGAAAGGTAACATGTGAAAAATCAGCAAAGCGATAAAAAAACATTATTTGTCCTGTTAACAAATCCTGTCACATATAAATTATTTCGTTCAACAATAAGCCGTAGATTATTAAACCGCCCTTCCTCTGGATCTATCCCTCTGACATCAACTGCAAACAAATTATCCCCTGTGCCACTATCAATCATCAGTAAAGACGTACCTCCTGATGAAATAGTCTGTAATGGAGTACCTATTGCAGAGCGAATGACATTCAGCGAATCTACATACGTCTTTGCAGTCGAGAAGTCTAAGGTAAATTCCTTCGCAACCACATTAACTGAAAAGATAACAAAGAAAAAAGTTAGCACTCTAAAAATAATTATTTTCATATTACACAATACTCCTTGAGCACCATACGATAACTATATTCTTGACATCCTCCACCCCCTGAAGGACGGCGTTTTACGGCGCACCGGATAAACGTAACAATAACGTAATGAAAATGATAATTATATTCAAAGAGAGCTGCAACCTTAACATATCTGGTCAGATCTCATGCGGCTACTTGACGTACGTAGACAACAACATTTATTGATACACAGGATGTTACGGACATAAAAAAGCCAGCCACTGGGGGAGGCTGGCAAACTCGTAGAGCAAAATGCTGTTACGCAAACTTCGTTACAGGGTCATCCTGCAATACAAAAAATACACAATATTTAGAAAACTAATAGTGCCATGTGCGATTTTTAAGATTTTGTTATTAATTGTGGTCGCACCTTCCTTTCTGTGTACTTTCCGTATAGCTCACAGGATTCTGGGTACAAAAAAACCCGCGCATCGGCGGGTTAAGCAGCGTGGCAATGTAACCACTCTTATCATGATATGCAGATTTTTACGATCGTAAACTATTTTTTCGCTGATAAAATACAGAGGTTCTCCCTCCCGGCAATTCACGCTCAACATACCGATCCATCTCAAGCCTCACTCCCAGCATCATCAGCATGCCTTCAACAATCCCCTCCGCTTTGTGAAGGCGTTTACCTATACAGGTGTCAGAGCACCCATGTTTCCGTGCCAGCGCCATGAACGTCTCCCCCAACACGTAATAATCAACCAGCAAGTCATGCAGATCGCTGTTGTTTCTGTTAAGGCGAGCCATACACCCGCATATAATCATCGCGTCATCGTCACAACACTGTGGACGTGATTTTACTTTTTCGGGGATCAGCCTCTTAAATCCGGCAGCAATGGGCGACCATGTAACATCCTCATGGTTATTTGCCGCCCATGCCCCCCAGCGCTCAAGAACCTGCCGGATATCACGCATCAGTATCTTTACCCCATCCGCGGTGAACCATAAGAACACCGTTGACGATAGCGTGTCTTTTCCCTTCTTTATCGCCAATGTATTTTCTGACTGTGGCACGATTGCAGTTCAGTATTCGGGCCACTTCGGTCTGATTTCCATATGCCTCAACAAGCATGTCAGGAATGGTTTTTACGGTGAACGTCATGCGGCCTCACTTCTGCTGTTTCGCAGGTCTTTAAGTTTCTGTTGATACTCTGCCTTGATCGCCTTGCACTCTTCGACAGTCCAGCGGTGGCGACTATGGTTTGATTCGATTTCGTCTACTGCTTCCTGCCCGATGCGGTTAATCAGTTCGACACGATACGGAACGAGATTTCCGCTTTTGTACTGGTTACACACCACGCATTGCTTATGGATATTGCGTTCATCAAATCTGAGCTGAGGTGCCGCAGCTGTTGTACGGTAATGGCCTGCATCCCACTGGGCTGAATCGAACGTCCCGCATGAAACACACGGCAAATGACGCTCCCGCTCCCTGATATAAGCATTCACAGCCTGTTGTGCCTGCTTAATCCAGTAACTGCGGGGCTGTAAGTCCCTCCTGCGCGCTTTCAGCTTGTCTGCCTGCTCTTTTGCTGAAGCTATCGCCTTTTCTTTTCTGACCAGTTCCAGTGCGCACTGACCACAGCAAACTTTCTGATATGAGCGGAACGGCACAAACGAGGAGCCGCACACTTTGCATTTTTTTGGTTTACGTTGCTTCATCATCACCTCAGAAAAACGACAGCAGGCGGTTATTCAGTTCAGGATTGTTTGAGCGCCCGAACACATGTTTTAACGCGGCATTAATCATTGCGTTGTAGCAACGTTCAAACTCATCCTGATCCATATTCGCGTAACTCAGGCTTTTTGCCCGATATCTCACCTCGCCTCTTATGGTTGTGACCACATCATAGAACCCGGCAAGAATTGTCAGATTTTTACGAAACTCATCAAACTGCGTCGCTTCATCAGAGAATTCGTATCCAGCATGTTCAGCGCACCAGTACTGAAAGCAGAAATTAAGAAAAGCGAACATCTTCCGGTGAAAAGATGGGTTACGGGTAAGTTTTGCTTCCAGTGTATACAGCTCACCGTTTTTAAATTTTGCCAGTCGGGGTAAATCGCGCTCATACGCCGGTACAAATACGCCATTAGCCGCCTTGATCATCTCTATTTCCATCAGGCAGCCTCCGCTTTGAATTTGCGCGTCAACACATGTTCACAGGCTTCACACCCCTGAATGAGCATGTCGTTAAAATCCGGCAAGTCAGGCCAGCGAATGCTGACTTTCTCAACGTCATTGCAACTCATGAGATTCTTATGCCCACATTTAAAGGCAGCCGCCAGACCTGCGCCGTGCGCATCATTGTCAGCAAAGATAATCAGGTGATTAACGCCAGGTGGCGCAATGAACTTCTCCATAAAACCGGAGTTCATTGTTGACCACACATTGCAGCGGAAGATTTGACGGCATGAAAGCGCCGTTTCGATACCCTCGGCTATCCCCAGAGTGGACGACACCGGATACAGGCGTATTGCCACCGATTTAGCATGCTGCAAACCAGGCAACTCCTGTAGCGCAGTCATTTTTTTAGCCGCCTCTACATTCGCCTTGCGATCACCATCCAGCAACGTACGATGCAGATAGCAAAGAGAACCTTTGTCATCTGTTGCAATGGCGTAAATTGCCTGATATTCGCGCCCGCTGGCGATCTGACGGTCACAGAAACGCACGGATTCGATCGGTAACTGGAGTATTCCCCTCCCCTGCAGGTACGCCTCACCTGTTGTGCCCCGCAGACACGGGAGTCCGGCAAACTTATCCATGACCAGCTTCCGCTTTCTGCTTATCTCTGTTACAGGCTGGCTGACTTTCTCCCTCTTCCAGGTATTTCCGATCAGCCGATCGATTTCATCACACAACGTCACCCAGGGCTTACCCGTGGCAAGTTGCAACAGATTCATCCCGTCCCCGTGACCACAGACACAAATCCATGAACCGGAACCATCCTTATCATCACAGCGAAATTTACCTCTGGCACCACATATCGGGCAGGGGCCGCTATAATGTTTCAAGCCAGTAACAGGAGGCATGCCGTAATATTCAAAAATCCGGCTCCAGTGCCCCACGGCTGCATCTCTAGTTCGCATGCTGGCCTCCTGTCATGGCTTTCTTGCGCCCTTTGGCATAGGCAATGGTCTTTGACTTGATGAAGTTGTACACTTCAACTGAGGTTTGCAGCGGCGCATTACTGAAGCCTTTAGGCCAAACCCCGAACTTCTCCTTGTAGGTATGAGCACACCATCCGTCACTCAGTGGCTTACCTGTCGCGTTGCGGTAATTCTGATACCCCTTGATCTCGCTCCACCAACGCTGTTTTTCCTCACGGGTGTATTCGCGTTTCCCTTTGTTGACGCGTGAAAGCTTACGATCGCGATCTGTCGCCACGTCATCACCACCAAGAGGACGAAATCCACATTTGGGACACATATGCACGCCAGCAGGCTTCATGAAGTGGCATTTGGGGCATTCCCTGGGAAGTTTCTCAGCCTTAACCTCACTCCCGCCAGCAGACGCTTTCATTCCGTCATTTTTTCCCGGAAGTTCGTCATACTCGATATCCTCGGGGAAGCCCAGCCGATGAACCGTGCCGGAATGGTCGAAAATCAATGCGCGTTTTTTACCAGACGCAGTACGTAACGCTCTCCCGATGCACTGCAACCAGCGGATTTCTGATTTGGTCGGACGGGCGTAGATCAGGCAGCGAACATCGCTGTCAAATCCCGCAACCAGTACGCCAACGTTGACAATTATTTTGGTCGCACCCTCTTCAAAACGGCGAATGATGTCCTGTCGTTCATCATGGGGGGTATCTGCCGTCATCACCTCTGCGCCAATGCCAGACTGTAAAAACTCACGGGTAACAAAGTTCGCATGAGCCACATTCACGCAGAAGCAGATCGTCGGTAAATCCTCGCCATTCTCAAGCCAGTTGCTGACGATATCGCCAACCAGATCCGAACTCCCCATGATGGATGCGAGCTGTTCCTCGTTGTAATCCCGTCCAAATACGGTGTTACTGGTTTTTACGCCAGCCAGATCAGGCATTGAGGGGGCAAAAAACTCATAATCGCTCAGATCACCACGCTGAATAAGTTCACGAATCGTTGTAGGCTTGATCAGGCATTCGTAGTACTTCCCCATCCAGGCTGCGAACGGGGTGCCGGAAAGCCCAAGAACCCTGATATCTTTGTCCCGGATAACCTCAAGTAACGCACGACGCTTCATGTGTGCTTCATCGATGATCAGCAGATCGATGTTGTCAGGAAACTCACGACGGATCAGCGTGTCGGCACTGGCAATCTGAATCAGTCGTGACGGGTCATAGTTAGGGTGATCACGCCATACAAAACTGATTTCTTCCCACGGCAAACCGTATTCGGTGAAACGTTCCGCTGTCTGGTTCAGCAGGATGGTGTACGGACAGACAAACATCACCCGCATACCACGTTCAACCATTCCGGCAGTGACGAATGCTGCAAGACCAGTTTTGCCAGAGCCAGTGGGTGCATACATCAGGTACGTGCGATGCTGTTTCCACTGGTGCCGCAGCTGGTTTAAACCGCGCTCCTGAGCAAAGTTTGGGGTGATTTTCAGCATGACGCCCCCTTGCCATTCGCCGGGATGATATCGATCCCAGCATCGCTATAACTGGTCAGTTTCTTTGGCATTCGAAGCAACACAAAGCCTTCAGTGCCACGACGTGCCAATTCACGCAATTTCATGACTGAGCGGGGTCGCGGAGAGCTACGATCGATCTCGATAGCCACACTCCCACCAGTTTTTGCTGTTGCGAGAATATCAACACGGAAATTTCTGCCATCGATTCTTACTGTGACATTGCTTGCCACATGCATCCCCTGTGACTCAAGGATCGTTACAACATCAGCCAGAAAGCTGTAACGCTCCTCTGTTCTCAGTGGTACAGTGCTCAGTGTACGGATCAGTGCCGATTTGGTTGCTGCCGACATAGTTTATCACTCAATAGTTAGCTCGATAATCATTTCACCAGAAACTATCGCGCGCTTATACAGTGACCTACCTAACCTATGTACCTGCCTTCTGGCCTAGGCCAAGGGATACAGGCCTTACCAACGACTCCACCCCCTTACCCCCTCCTCGCTTCCTTTCAGGAAATTAGTTGCACTTGAAATTATCTCTAGCGCAACTAACCGCCATCATGGTGTCGGGGGAAACTTCCGTACCGCTACTGGCGAAAGCATCCAGCCACGGCTGGCTCTCGCGTACTTCTGGACATACACCCGTAACCGGGTGTTGGCGCTCCGTCTTGCCCTGTTGCCCTTCCTGAACGATACAGGCTCCTTGTCCCACTCTTCCTGGTACACTCTCGCGTACTCTGCTGCAATTTTTACCCGGGTGGTCGGGTCTAGCTGTAACAATTGCTCCTGTATCCAGTCCCGATCAGCATCACAGTACTGCTCGGGCATAACCGTTTTGATTTGCCTGTTCACTCACACCTCCGATGGGCTGTGTGTCCAGGATTAATCATCGCCTCTTACGAACGCAGGGAACGGACGAACCTCTTCCGCCTCAACTGTGCCGTCATCAAAGGTTTTGACGTATATTTCTCGTCCGACGAGAAGCGCTTTACTGATTGCACTCTGCGCCACGCCAAAGTCCTTAGCGGCTTTCTTTTGGCCGAACCTGTATACGTAATCAGCCAGGGTCTCTTTTTTCATCGCCATAACTGACTCCTTCAAAATGCCCATATCATTACGCACAGTTATTAAAATGTCAACACCGCAGATATTTCATTACATATAACCAAAGGTGATATGGTATGAACATGAAAAAGAAACCGTTAACCCCTGAGCAACTGGAAGACGCCAAGCGTCTGAAAAGTATTTTTAACGCTAAAAAGAAAGAGTTAGGCCTGTCGCAGGAATCATTAGCCTATGAATTAGGTGTTACCCAAAGCGCTGTTAATCAGCTAATGGCTGGCATCAACGCCATAAATGCCAGCCACGCAGCACAGCTTGCTAAGATACTGAATGTAAAGGTCGGAGATTTCAGTCCCAGCCTGGCAAAATCTATTGCAGAAATGGCGCTCGCAATTGAAGAGCCATTAACTCGTGTCCCCGCTTACGAATATCCGTTACTCTCCTGCGTACAAGCTGGCGCATTCTCAATGGATGATATTTCGTACACCGCAAAAGATGCGATTAAATGGATCTCCACCACCACAAAAGCCAGTGACAGGTCGTTCTGGCTGGAGGTCAAGGGGCATTCAATGACCGCACCGCAGGGTGGTAAACCCAGCTTCCCTGAAGGTATGCTGATACTCGTTGACCCTGAACGGGAAATCGAGGATGGCGATTTTTGCGTGGCCCGAATGAACGGCGATGAATTTACCTTCAAACGATTCATTCGTGAGAGCGGTAAAGCGTACCTGGAGCCGCTCAACCCACGATTCGACATGATTGAGTGTAACGAAAACTGCCAGTTTGTCGGAAAGGTCATCAAATCGCAGTGGAATGATGAGACTTTTGATTGAGCTCACAGAGTGATTTGACATCCTTCACGCCTGAAGAATGTGGAGGATGTCAAAAGCACGCTGGCATCATCATGCCACGTAAAGAGGATTAGTTATGCTTCAAAAGCTAGACGTCGCAGACAGCGTGCGTCGCGAGCTGTCTCCCCGTACCGCGCGTAAACACAAAGCAGAGTTCGGCCAGTTCATGACGCCTTCTGGCGTGGCCCGTTTTATGGCCTCCTTGTTTCCACCGAGCACAATGAAAACTTGCCGTCTACTGGACGCAGGCGCTGGTGTAGGCGCACTGTCTTGCGCCTTCCTCGACCGTTGGCTGGTTGGCGAGTTTGGCTTTGAGTCTGTCGAGGCAACAGCCTACGAAATCGACAAAAAGCTGTGTGGTCACCTTGCGAAGCACTTAACCGGGTACAGGAGAGTGACGCCCCGCATCATCGAAGGGGATTATATTGAGCTGGCAACCGCCGAAGGTCTACAGGATCGAGGTTATACCCATGCAATACTTAATCCGCCTTACAAGAAGATCAATAGCCAGTCAGCCCACCGGCAGGCTCTTCGCACTGTCGGTATCGAGACGGTAAATCTGTATTCCGCCTTTGTTGCACTGGCTGTAGGTGAGGTTGCACCTGGCGGGCAGATAGTGGCCATAATCCCACGTAGTTTCTGCAACGGACCGTATTACCGTCCGTTCCGTAATTTCATACTTGAGCGGGCAGCAATCCGCCATATTCATTTGTTCGAATCACGTAGCAAAGCTTTCAGGGATGACGATGTGTTGCAGGAAAATATTATCATCCGCCTGGAGCGTGGAGGCCGTCAGGAGGCTGTTACAGTCACAACTTCGACCGATGATAGCTTTTTTGACCTAGTCACCTACGAACACCCATTTGACCAGATTGTGTACCCGGACGATTCGGAGCGGTTTATTCATGTGCCGACCACGCTCGAGAAAAGCACCATTGAGTTATCATCTGCCGTACAATGTTCGCTGGCTGATATTGGCGTGAAGGTATCGACCGGACCGATAGTTGATTTCCGACTGAAAGCTCATTTGCGCAGCATGCCAGAAGAAGGAACTGTTCCCCTGATCTACCCGAGCCATTTGAGTATGAGTAGCACTGTCTGGCCTGTGGAAGGTTTGAAGAAACCCAACGCAATCATGCGCAACGACGAGACAGAAAAGTGGCTTTACCCGAACGGTTTTTATTGTGTGGTGCGTCGTTTCTCGTCGAAGGAGGAAAAGCGCCGAGTGGTAGCAAGCGTCGTTGATCCTGCTACCTTCAGTGAGTATTCAGTGTTGGGATTTGAAAATCACATGAACGTGTTTCATGAGAACAAACATGGGTTACCCGAGGCGCTGGCCCGTGGCTTGGCCGTGTTCCTGAACACTACCGCAGTGGATAAGTATTTCCGTCGCTTCAACGGGCATACACAGGTCAATGCAACCGACCTCAAGATGATTAAGTACCCAAGCCGTGACACTCTGATAGAGCTTGGCAAGTGGGCTATGCAACAAGAAACTCTCACGCAAGAACATATTGACGCTAAGCTAGGAGCTCTGACTGCATGAACAACCAAAATGATTATATTGAGGCCGCTCAGCAAATTATAGCATCCTTAGGCCTGCCCAGAGCGCAGCAGAATGAGCGTTCTGCTTTGTGTTTGCTGGCACTCCTGAACCTCACACCGGGAAAAGCATGGGCCGACGCGGAAAATCCGCTTGTGGGCATTACACCAATCATGAATTGGGTTCGGGAGCACTACGGCAAGGTCTACGCACCCAATACTCGTGAGACATTCCGCCGCCAGTCTATGCATCAGTTCTGCGCTGCTGGAGTAGCCCTCTACAATCCGGACAAGCCCGATCGCCCAGTGAACAGCCCGAAGGCTGTTTATCAGATCGAACCTGCTGCTCTGTCCATGCTACGCACTTTCGGCAGCCCGGCATGGCACGATAGCCTTGCAACCTATTTAGCCGAGCGTGAAACGCTGGTTACCCGCTATGCTAAGGAGCGCGAACAGAATCGTATCCCTGTTGAAATTGCTGCGGGCCAGCAAATAACCCTCAGTCCCGGCGAGCACAGCGAACTTATCCGTGCCATAATAGAGGACTTCGCCCCACGCTTTGCTCCGGGTAGCGTGCTGGTCTATGCTGGCGACACTGGCGAAAAGTGGGGCTACTTCGACGCTCCACTGCTGGCCGGGCTAGGTGTTGATGTGGATTCACACGGTAAAATGCCAGATGTGGTGCTACATTTTACTGCGAAAAACTGGCTGCTACTGGTTGAGTCTGTCACCAGTCATGGACCGGTTGATGGGAAGCGGCATGCTGAGCTTGCCAGGCTGTTTGCCGGATCAACAGCCGGACTTGTCTATGTGACCGCTTTTCCAAATCGCTCCATCATGGGGCGATATCTTGGTGAAATCGCATGGGAAACAGAGGTATGGGTGGCTGATGCACCTTCTCATCTTATTCACTTCAACGGAGTGCGATTTCTTGGCCCCTACTCTACTGAATGAGAACAGGACCAGATAAATAGCCCGGCCCATGCGCCGGGTTTTTCTTTGCATATCCCCTCCTGTTATCTGCCCCCTTAAAAAATAAATCACTTTAAAAATCAGTTAAGTAATAATTTCTCGCCCTTAAAAAGCACCAACGGTATTTACATGAAAATCACCGCAAGTTATATTTATTTCAAGCCAGAAACATCGCGCCCTTACACAGGGCTACATAAATCAGTCGTACGGCGCGACTTAACCCGCCGCAAAATGCTCTTTAACAATCTGGAGCTTTACAGCGTCAATGACCTGTTTAGACCCCTACACGTAAACGTGCTGTATCATCGGGTGCGATCCGGTCGATGAGAGAGTATCCCCGCGCGAGAGCGAGAACGGCGTGAGAACGGGCAACACTGGCAGGAAGTTGGCGCTGACCAATACAGGGAATGTTTTGGGGTGCAGGCGGCACCGCCAAAGCATTTCCGAGAAAGGACGGTATTGACTGCGTGTGATGTCGGGGCTATATTTGGCGAACACCTTATAAAACGGGTGTCGGGATTAGGACCCCGCTGACAATCGAGGCGATACAGACGCGCCAGCGTCTTTTTTTGTATCGACATACACGCACATCTTATCAATGGTGGGCTGTATGGGGCCGACTTCGGTCGGGCTGGTTCCCTTGATTGCCAGTAGTCCTAACCCTGTACAGTCCACCGCCAGCGAGCTTAGGACCTCCTGCGGTGGTTCTCAATCACCAATCAAGGAGGCTGCCATTATGGCTACTATCCCTGCCCTTTCTCAACCTGAAATCACCATTACCAATGGTCGCGTTGTCACAACGTCTATTGCTATTGCTGAATTTTTTGACAAGCGGCACGACGACGTTTTAAAAAAAATCCGATTGATGGATTGTTCTACGGAATTTAACGCCCACAATTTTGCGGACGTTACCTACACCGACGCCAAAGGCGAACAACGCCCAATGTACCAAATCACCAAAAACGGCTTCGTTTTTCTGGTGATGGGCTTCACCGGCAAAAAAGCAGCTGCATTCAAGGAAGCCTACATTGCTGAATTCGATCGCATGGAAAAACAACTATGGGAACAGAAACAACTGGCCCTGTCTTCTCCTGCGATGAATATCAATTTCCCTTTGTCGTGGTTTTCAGAGCATCACCCCTACGCCACGATGAACTATGTTGATCGCAAGGTTATCAGCCTTGATGCTTCCGTGCTCTTCGATATGCCAAGCCCAACTATGCGCATCCTCAACGAGCTACACAGCAAGGGCTATAACGTCGATGCAGCTGTCGCCGAATTTAACGCCTTCAAGCATCTGACGGAAGAAATGCGCCGCACGCTACAGGATATTTCAAGACTGTCAGATCGAAATTCCCGAAAAGGCTTCTCGTTAAGTCTTTAAAGAACAGATCGTTTGACAATGCTGCATTAACGGGGATATATTCTGCCTCATGGTGCTCAAAACACCTTAGCAAGTAGCGGTTACCGCGCCCGACAGACATGCGGTTTTTTTGTGTCCAGTCTTCTTGGTTTATGACCGGGCGTGCGGCTAATACAATACCAGCAATGGGAATATGCCCGCCGACTACTTGCGGTTTTGAGCGCCCGGTCACCCTCTCAAAAGGGGTAAATCAAAATATCAAGTAGGACGCAAAGCATGAAAACCATCTCCGTGGAGTCCCTCTCCATAATTTCATTTAGTAATATACCTGTGGTGACTACAGAGCTTCTTGCCAGCTTATATGGCACAGAACCAGATTACATCCGAAAAAATTTCAATCGGAATTCTGGACGATTTGTTATCGGTAAGCACTACTTTTTACTTGAGAATGAGGAGTTGCGGGAATTTAAGCACAGCATGTCTTTAAGACCTTCTGTGAAAATCGCCCGTAACGTTCGCTCCCTCATCCTCTGGACAGAACGCGGCGCAGCCCGTCACGCAAAAATGCTCGAAACCGATCGGGCGTGGGAAGTGTTCGAAAAACTGGAAGACTGCTATTTCAGTCAAAAAATCCCAGAACAACTTCAGCTTCCAGAATCAACGCTATCTATCAACTACCCTCTCTCGTGGTTCTCAGATAACCATCCCTACGCCACGATGAACTATGTTGATCGCAAGGTTATCAGCCTTGATGCTTCCGTGCTCTTCGATATGCCAAGCCCAACTATGCGCATCCTCAACGAGCTACACAGCAAGGGCTATAACGTCGACGCAGCTGTCGCTGAATTTAACGCCTTCAAACATCTGACGGAAGAAATGCGCCGTAAATTGCTGGATATTTCCCGCACATCGGAAAAGTCTTCCCGCTTTGGTTTCAACGTTAATCTTTAATTAACCCCATCCCCGACCACATATCGGGGATTAAATTAAATATCTGGATTAATTAACCGGAGGATTTGTCATGCTCAAACCTCACTACGGAACCGCATTAGTTTCTCGCGAGGACGTTAAACCCGGCACAGCAATTCTTTACAACGGGCGTTATTACATGGCGTCAGCGAACGTTAATAATGCACTTTACGCTCATTCACTGATTGAAAAAATTCGCATTATCTCAGATGCAATAGAAGTTTACCTGAACAATAAAGGCCAACCGTTAATCTCACCAGCCTGAAAGGAAATATCATGCTCAATCAAAAAATAAATATCAATGTAAAAAGCGTCGTAACTCCAGCAGGAACGATAATGGGAGAAGTTTTTATGGATGATAAAATCATCGCCTATTTTGTCGTCCTGTCTGATGAGGCTATTTCTGTTATTGATACGGAAGGCAATGTTATGTTTATCGCAGAACATCCAGAAGACATCGCATTACAGGCCGCTGCATATTTCTTCGCTAAGGAGCAGGAGGAAGAATGTAACTGCCCTGTATGTCAGCTTTCCCGACAAATTAATTTAATGCATTAACCGGAATCAGGAGTTCCGCCATGAACGCATACCTCACCTGCGACCGCATAGAGGAGCGTCGCTGGATTAATCAGCAAATTCAGGATGAAAAGGATAAATGGATTGATGATCGGTCGCAGGAGCTTATCAGCATGTTCCCCGATAAACCATTGCTTATGAGCAGCCTTTTTTTACCCAAAGAAGCCCAACTGGCACTCACTGGCGAAAAAGCTGAAGAGGCGTACAACGATTATATCTCAGCGATCGCCTATGCTCGGGCGGAAGAAGAATGGGAGAGAAAATTCTCCCCCTGTCCTTTCTGATTTTCAGGACCAAAAAATGTTCGATATCGTTGAATTTGTTAAGCAGCAGGAGCGCTTTTTCTGCGAGGCATTAACTGAACCGACGCTGACATGGGCGAAGGAAAGTCAGTTTGCAATTCAGCAATTCCAGAAAAATGCCTTTCTGGCTGACACAGCACGGGCAAATCTGCCCAGCGCACAGAACGCTATCATCAATGTTGCCGCCATCGGCATAACCCTGAACCCGGCCAGCAAGCTGGCGTATCTGGTCCCACGAAAAAAGGCTGTATGCCTGGATATCAGTTATATGGGGCTTCTGCATCTGGCACAGGTCACAGGAGCCATTCAGTGGGGGCAATGCAAACTTGTTTACGAGAAGGACATTTACGAGTCCAACGGTATTGACTGCGCCCCCACGCACAAATACAACCCATTCGTAGACAGGGGCGCACGCATTGGCGGTTATTGTGTCGTAAAAACATCCGAAGGCGACTATCTGACCGAAGAGATGAGCAACAGGGAAATCGAGGTCATCAGGGCGTGCAGCAAAGCCGGAAATAACGGAGGAAGTAGCCCGTGGGATAGCTTCCCGGATGAAATGGCCCGCAAAGCCATTGTTAAACGCGCCAGCAAATACTGGCCCCGTCGCGATCGCCTGGATACAGCTATCGACTACCTGAACACTCAGGCCGGTGAAGGTATTATCCTGAATGCTGATCACATCCCTGAGCGCGACGTCACTCCCGCATCAGATGAGATTATCAATGAGATCACTCAGGCAATCACCGAAATCAACAAGAAATGGGATGACCTTCTCCCCGTATGTTCCAAAACATTCCGTCGCACGATTGCATCACATGAAGATCTCACGCAGGAAGAAGCCGTCAAAACGCTGGATTTTGTCAAAAAGAAAGCTGCCAGAAACAAGGCCACGGCGGAAGCGAAAGTTCACGCCACCACGGAAAATAACAGCGAGGCCGTGTCATGACACCAGAAATTATTCTCCAGCGAACTGGCGTGGATATTACCAGCCTCGACCAGGGCGATGATGGATGGCACAAGCTGAGACTCGGTGTTATCACTGCTTCAGAAGTTCACAACGTCATAGCCAAACCACGTTCAGGCAGCAAATGGCCTGATACAAAAATGTCATACTTCCACACCCTGCTGGCTGAAGTTTGTACTGGCGTGGCACCGGAAGTTAACGCTAAGTCGCTCGCATGGGGAAAGCAATACGAAGATGATGCCCGTGCCCTCTTCGAATTTATCGCGGATGTTACCGTCGCGGAAACGCCAATAATTTTTCGTGACGAAAGCATGCGCACCGCCTGCTCTCCCGACGGTTTATGCAGCGACGGTAACGGTCTTGAGCTTAAATGCCCCTTCACTTCCCGCGACTTCATGAAGTTCCGGCTTGGCGGCTTTAACGCTATCAAGCCTGCTTACATGGCCCAGGTGCAATTCAGCATGTGGGTTACAGACAAGGACGCCTGGTACTTCGCCAACTACGACCCACGTATGAAGCGTGAAGGCCTGCATTATGTCGTGGTCGAGCGGGATGAAAAGTACATGGCGAGTTTTGATGAGATGGTGCCGGAGTTCATCGACAAAATGGACGAAGCACTGGCGGAAATTGGTTTTGTATTTGGAGAACAATGGGGGGGGGTTAATAACTAATGGATGATGTAATTTTTACTTACAATGAAGAATCAGCACTAACCGCCGGACAAGGTGGTTTTATTACCGAAACGGGTGCGCATATCATTAACATCACCGAAGCAGAACTCAAGCAATCAGAAAAAGGTGCCCGATTCATTGAGTTTTCTGGAGAATCCGACGACGGACGGAAAATCCAATATCTCAGTGTTTGTGTTCAGAAGAATGACGGCACTGAAAATAAATTTGGGGCGAGCATTATTCACGCCATGATGGGATGCACAGGAATTGGGCAGTTAACGCAACATATGGTTTCCGTCAGTAAATATGTTGCACCTGAGTTTCACGGAAAGAAAATCGGGTTAGTGCTCCAGAAAGTATTAACCACAAACAGAAAGACTGGCGCAGACAGTTACCAGATGGAAATCCGCATTCCATTCATTGCAGAAACAGGGCAGACACTGAAAGAAAAAGCTGAAGGAAAGAAACCAGAAACGGTAGCAAATATGGTTTCCACTCTCAAAGACAAAGACAATCGCAGCAAAAACGCAAACCCGAATCACACGGACGACCCGGGTTACTGGCAGTACGGTGGCGATAATTTTTAATTCACAAACAAAACCAGGCTTTAAATGCAGTGAACAACTGAAGCCTTAACACACCTCTACACGGAGATATTAATATGAACCAGCATCAAACTGATGTTAATGTTTTCATTAACGACCTCGACGGCGGGGTATTTGTTAACAAACTTGGTGCGGTATTAAGTGAAGTTGCCTTTGGCGTAAACAGCACAAACAAAAAAGGAAAGGTATGTGTTGAATTCGAATTATCTTCACTTGATGAAAATCGCGTATCAGTTTCCCATAAACTAAAATTCACACGCCCGACAATGCGTGGTAGTAAATCAGAAGAAGATACGACTAACACACCAATGTTTGTAAATAAAGGTGGTGAGCTTACTTTGTTCCAGAAAGACCAGGGACAGCTTTTTGATAAACAGGGCCAACATGACGCTGTTTTACGCTGAATAATCCCCGCCTTAAAACGCTCGCGCATTATCCCTAAATACATAAATTAAAGGTAAATATACATGTCTCAGTTAGATAGCAATGCCATTAAAGAAATTGTAAAACTCACCACTACTGCTTTTTCTGGTGAAAATTTGCCGCTTACGGAATGCCCTGTTGCGTTATTGCCGGACAATGTAAATATCGAAAGTCTGGAACGATTCATGACAGAACGTTTTCGTTTCCGTGGAGTCATGACCACAACCAGTATTGATGACTTTGTTGAATACAGCAAAGGGTATGCCGATGAGTGCTCCCGCTGCTTCATTAACGCGGAAACGATGAAAGCAGTCACTGTGTTCAATATCGGCACTCTGGAGCAACCTGGACACGCTGACAACAAGGCACTGCTGGAACTGAAAGCCACATCACCATATCGCGCATTACGTGACGTGGACGGCAAAAAACAACTCCAGAAATCTCTCGCTGAATGGCTGGAAGACTGGGCCGACTTCCTCACAGCCTATGACAGCGACGGTAATGTGCTGGATATCAAACAGGCGATCTCTGCTGTCCGTCGTCTTACCATCGACGCAAAACGCAGTGCTGAATATGAAGAGCAAAACTTCAGCGGTAGCCGCTCAGTCATGGAGTCCGTTGAGGCTAAAAGCAAAGAAATCATGCCTGCCACTTTCCGCTTTGAATGCATCCCATACGAGGGCCTGGGCAACAGGTGTCAACGACGGATGAAAAGTGATCCAC